AGACCATTGGAATTTATAAGAATTATACAGTTTCAATTGGTCTGATTGATGATCTGGAGACTTATGATAAGCTGATAGATCATATTACGGACTGTGAGAATAGATTTCACCATGTGTCTCTGCCGGATGCAAGTAAACAGTTTGATTTTTATGGGTATTTTTCCTCTATTAAAGATGAGGTGGAAAAGGTTCTTGACAATGGAGCGCAGTATAAAGGTTTATCTTGGAAAATGACAAGTAAGAAACCATTTAAAACACCGTAAAGGGGGCATTTATGAGCAGAACATATTGCAGAGCAGAAATGAAATTTATAGATGTTACCGCCTTATCAGATGCCACGGTCACAACGGATGATAATCAAAGTATTGGCTCAATTGGATTATTTCAAAATCAGACAGATCAGAATGACTACGGAACGTTTGAATTGAATCAGTTTGTGCTTGATGGAAGTAAAGACATTCTTTCAGATAATCCGGCGGACATTGCATTTTGGAATGATACATTATCGAAAGAAGATTGTACTTTTGAAACGAACCCCAAGATCACAATCACGTTCCAAGAGCAGCACACGTCCTCAGCGATCACACTTTATTTTGAAGATGAATTTCCGTCAGAATTAAAAATCACATGGTATACGTCTGCCGGTACAAAATTAGTCACAGAGACATTTTACCCGGATAGTCTGATTTATGTCTGCAATCAGCATATACAGAATTATGGCAAAGTTGAAATTGAATTTGTAAAGACAACTTTTCCACAGAGATATATTAAGCTTCAGTATATTTTATATGGAAAATATATCGTCTGGGATAAGGATATGATCCAGACAGCCAAGGTACAAGAGGATATTGATGTGACCTCTGCGACCTTATCTATCAACGAAGCGGATATTTCAATTGTTGATATGAATAATGATTTTGACGCAGAAAACGAAAATGGAGCATGGAAGAGTGTGCAGAAAACGCAGGAAGTCAGCTTATCTGAATACTTGGACGGAAAAATAATTCCTATGGGTTCATTTTTTATCGATGATTTTTCCTTTGCGAAAAATATAGCAAAATTTAAGCTGATAGATGCGATAGGTTTACTTGATAAATACACGTTTTATGAAGGACAGATATATAACAGCGTCCGGGCAGAAGTGATTTTGAAAGCAATATTTGCTACGGCTGGAATTACAAAATACGCAATTGATGAAGAAGTCGGCAACATACTTTTAAGTGGCTATTTAGCCATCCAGACGTGCCGTAAGGCATTGCAACAGGTATGCTTTGCGTGTGGTGCGGTTGCAGATGACAGCCGGAGCGATACCATCAAGGTTTATAAGCCAGACAGATATGTGAAATCTACTGTCGGGACGGATCGCAAATTTAATGGAAATACGAAAGTATCTCTTGAAAAATATATCTCTGGTGTGAATATTGAGATGAAAAACTATGCATTGGAAGAAAAGACATCTGATATTTATAAGAAAACATTGCCGGCCGGAGATACGAATATCACTTTTTCGAGCCCATATCTGCCATCATCCATCACAGCAAGTGCCGGCACGCTGAAAGAAGTAAAAACAAATTATCTCATCATTAATATGCCGGATGCCGGACAGTGCCATATTACAGGTATTAAATATGCAAACACGACTTTTTCTTATGAGAAACGTGTGGATAAAATCGAAGCTGGAGAGACAGAAAATATAAAGAAGTACAGTGGATGCACCATTTATAATGCTGATATATTACCTGATATCGCCGCTTATCTTTTGGATTATCATGCCTTGAGAAAAAAGGTGGGAATGAAGTACCTGGTTGACTTAGAGCAGGTAGGAAATTGGGCGAATATAAATTCCATCGGTGGCAAGACATCGACAACATTGATTGAAAGCCAGACGCTTGATTTGACCGGTGGATTTATCGCAACGGCAACGTGCAGGGGGTATTCAGTAGTTGTTACGGAAAATTACTTCGCCGGAGTTGAATTATATACGGGAGGAGATGTACTGATCTGATGAATTACAATCCAATTAATCCTTATTACGACGAACTCAGAAAAGAAAATCTGAAGCTCGCAAAGGA